TTTTTTTTTATCTTTCATATTGCTTTCCATACAACTTCTCTATTGCTATAACTCTACATACTTTACCATTATGGTCTTTTACAAAGAAGTCATTAAATTCTATATCCTTTGTGACTTTAGATATGTCAAATATATCAAGCCAACATTTAACTCTTGAAGCCATAACTCTTCCTTTAGCATCTTTAAAATCAGTTCTTTTAAGAAGCACTTGAGAAGTGTCAGGACAAGTTAGCTTAACTCTATAAGCTAAAGGTTCATCACATATAGAACCTAAGGCTATTACAGTAGCTCCAGTTCTATAATCTACAAGTCTTGAGTATATAGTTTGACCTTTCTTATTATAAATAATTTCTCTATACCATTTCTTTATTTCACGATAAGTTCCTGTGAAATCTTCAATATAATGCTCTTTATCCTTGTCTCTTATGTAGTCGCTATTCATTACTAATCACTCCTTTAATTAAACCTTTTCCATAAAGACTCATTGTATATATTATGCGTATCTTTATGGATATAATCTCTAATAGTTTTCCTTACCTCATTTTCAGATACATTGTCATATATTTGCTTACAGACTTTCTTGACTATTTCTTCGTTTTGGAAAAATGTATTAATTTCATTCCATATATCTTTACCTAGTTTATCTTCCCAGTATTCAAAGTGCCAATCTGGAACTCTATATTCTTTACTAGGAAAACTAGCATATCTTTTTATATTGTACTTGGCTACACTATCTACTACATTATCTGGATTATATCTTCTACCATAGTCTACACTACGTGATAGTATATTATATATGTCAGGTTCATCTCTATCAGCTGACGCTACTATCTCAGCTTCTATTGAGAAATAGTTATCTTCAAAGTGAGATGAATGTTGTAGTATAGCATTCATTATTATAATTTTTTCGCTGTTAGTAAGTTCTATACCCTCAGTTAGCTTACCTTCTTTAAATAAGTTATACGATATTACATTATGGTCTTCCCTTTGTATACACGAACCAGCATCGTGGAAGTTAGCCGCAAGTATTACACATTTTAAATCAGCTTCTCTATTCTTCTTATCTTTAAGCCACATATACATATCAAGAGCTCTTTTCTTTACAAGCTCTATATGGTCTCCCATGTGAGCCGCATCAGCTCTTGTGTAGAAATCCATAGTATTCATATGTGCTTTGTGCTCATATTCTTCATTAGTTACCATAGGATTACACCTCCTTTTTGCTATAAATTTGTTAGTGAAAGAAGCAACATTCGTTTAGAAATAAAGATTTTTTCATTAAAATCCTTTTATATTATATTAAGTTTAGGTGCGTGTCGCATTCGCCAATACATTTAGAAATATTATAGTGACAAAGAGTTTCTGACATTTATTGTCACTCACGAATTTCTGTTTTTACAAATGTATCATAACTATTACTTTATATGGAAAACCGAGCTGGGGGTAACCCCAGCACAACCATTGTTTAAAATTAAAATAACACGAATGTAGTTGATTATGTTTTTATATAATCACTCTCCGAAAATATTAAAATAAAGAATAATATGTACGTGTCGTCTTAATTACCTTTTACGTTGATGCGTAAAATTTGCAAAGGACGGAATATCGCTGGGGTAATGCCCAGCCTTATTCTCAGCTTAAAAATTATGAAACATCTATATGATATCGAAATACGTGTGGCTACCGTATAACATCAGTCGCGAATGATGTTGGGTCATGTCGACGCCCCGAGGGTTCAAATCCCTCCGATATCCGTAATATAATATGGACAGGGGTATTCCCTGTCCGCCAAAATTGCACAACACTAGAGTACGAAGAGTGTAGATTGTGGTACGAAACATGAGTGGTTGTGCATGTGCTATAGTGTGTCGTCCTAAGCTTAGATGGCGATACTCATAGGCTTCTTTCAATCCTAGGTAGTAGGAAAGAACCAAGGTTCGACTCCTTGCTATCACAATACTATACCACCGGTGATTAGATAATGGCTAGGGGTCGATAGCCCTAGCATTATCGTTCGTCCAAAATTACAATAACATAAGCTTAGGATGTTAATACTGGCAAAGCTGAAAACATGAATGGGTGTGCATGTGGTATCTCTTGCCGGCAGATACGCGGTGCTGCGTCCGGACCAAGCACCTTAGGGTTCGATTCCCTATCAGGCAGTTCCTAACGTCCTTAATATAGATGTATGCTGGGGTTATTCCCCAGCATTATCTACGTCTATTATTTTATCATTTTCTTTTGCTATCTCTTTTATTTTATTTACAAAGTCTTTTGGTCTTGTAAATGAATCTTCTTGTGGTACATGTGTTAGATAAGTTCTAAACGGTCTTACAAGTACATTAGTAAGATTAGCGTAGTTAAGAGGAGCTGCCATTTCATATACATTTAAGAATATATCAGGATTATATCTAAGCTGACATCTTTCCTTTTCAGTATGTATCATAAAGAAAGGTGACGAATAAGCTTCCGATAGTCCATTAGTTACATAGTCTCTTAAAGCTTTCTTAAATGCTTCTAAACCTGCTGGTTCTGCAGTCTTTTCATCTATAAGCTCAAATAAGAACTTATTATCTGTACTCATTCTTTTTATCCAAGTATTTAAAGCTATAAGCACTGTAACTTCTTCTAACTCTTCTATAAAGTAGAAATAAGTACCATCTAAGTTAATAGTCTTATGATTATCCATAAAATCTATTAGCCACGCTGTAGGATACTTCTTATATAGTAATACAAAGTCTTCATAGAATCCATCAAATAATCCCATGTGAGTTGCATACTTCATATCAGCTACAGTTCCAGCCCATAATGCTCCGTATGATTTCTCTCTTGCTTCTGCCATAAAGAAAGCGAAGTCATACCAGCTATTCACTTTCATAAATTCAAAGTATCTCTTTTCATTCTCAAA